TCCTGAATTTAAAAAAGATCTTGATAAACTTGAAAAAATAATAAAAGGTAAATACAAAAAAATAGGTGTTGCTAGTACGGATTTAGTTATACAAGAGGTTTTTGGAGATGGTTCTAAATATGGAGCACCGACTAAATATTTTTTAAAATCTGCAGATAAAGAAAGCTATAGAAGATATAATTATCCCCTAAAATTTGCTGCACAAAAAGCAAACAAGCTTCTTAAAGAAAATAAAATTTTAAATTTTCAAGCTTCTAACGCTGAAGACACTGCTAAAAAAATAAAACTAATATCGGACTATTCTAAAGAGGTTGCTAAAGAAGGACCTACAAGAGGATTAGTTCCAGAACTAGCAAGAAAAAATAATATTACAATTTCTAATTTAGAATCGATAATAAAAAAAGCAGGAGTATTTGTACCGATACCCAAACGTTATACAAGTGCCGCAGAAAGTAGGAGAGCTATAAGTGATGCACGACTAGATAAATTAAGAAAACTTGGTAGTTTAGCATTTGAACAAAAAATGGGTCGAGAGAAAACATTGTTTCTCCCTTTCTTTAAAGAAGACACATTAATTAAATCTGGAAAAATAAAATATGGTCCTTTAGACTTAGCTCATAGAGCTAGTTATGATCAATTTGAAAAATTAGGACAACAATATAGTATTTCTACTTTAGGAGTAGATCCCTATAAAATAAATAGAGAAGCTTTAAAAACAATCGAAGCTGATCTTAAACCTTTATATGAAACTCAATTAGATTTGTATAATCAAGCTAAAAAATTTGACAATGTGCCTAGAAATTTAGCACTTGCTATTGATGCAAACAATAACGAGATTGCAGAGTATATAGCTAAAAATGTAAATACAGATAAAAATTTAAAAGGAAGAATTATAGGAGTTCAAGTTGATCCATATAATTTAAAAGCAGGAACGACTCCTATTGATTATAGTAAGTCAGTTGATTTTGGTTTGTTTGATAAACCTGCTACTAAACTATCTCCAGAGGATGTAAGAGATACACGTGCTTTGTTTAGAGGTCAGATAAGACAAGAAGGAAAGTCTAGAGGTTTATTTAAATCTGGAGAAGAGCTTTTAAAAGCTGTAGAGAACTCTACAGCCAGATCCGCTGCATGCGGTAAAATATTAAGCAAAGCCACAGGAGGTATGGCATCAACTTGTGCTGAAGCAATTAGAAAAGATCCAGTAGGCTCTGCACAAAAACTTGCAAAATTAGATGCACAAAGCGGACCCCTTGTTAAAGTTAAAAACGCTGCAAATAGTTTTTTAAACTTTGCAAAAAAGGGTGGTAAGTACGGTGCGATTGCAGCCGGTGGTGCAGCAGTTGCCGGTCTTGTTAAAACATTCATGAACGACGATCCAACAACTTATTTATCTAATGAAGATCAACAAAAAAATATGTTGATTGATATGATAACAAGTCCAATTGATGAAACACCAGAAGAAAGTCCAGAAATTTTAGATTATCAATTACCCACTCTTGGTGCAGTGACTGCAGCAGGAATGATTCCTGGTGGTAAAAGAGTATACGATGTTAGAAGAAGAGGTGGAGTATTTCCTACCAAAGATGGAACTAAAGTATTAAAACCTGCCGGTCCTGTAAGATCTGCACTTGGATTAAAAGGTGTACTTGGAAAAGGGTTAGCAGCAACTGCAACACCGTTAGGTTTAGCGGCATTAGAACCATTACATATTGCAGCTCAAATTCAATCTGGAGATTCTTTAACTGACATTGCAACTAATCCTTGGAATTATGCAGGGCCTGCTTTTGCTTCATCATTAACAAAAGAAGCTACAAGATTTGCAAGTCCAATGGCATCTAAAATTATGAGAATGGGTTTAAGTCCAACAGCATTAAGAGGATTATCTAGATTTGGTGGCTATGGATTAGCTGCTTCATTAGGAATTCAAGGTCTTCAAAAATTTGATGACTGGAGAAACAAGAGAGGTTGGTTTAGTGAAGAATAAAACTCTTGTTGCAAATATGCAACACGTAAAATGGAAGGAGATTCCACCTTTAAAAGGACCTGACTCACAGGGGTTGAATGTTCCTACAAAACAAGTTAAAACAATAGAGAACTCGGAGAATATAAATGGCAGAAATAGACAAACCATTACCAAACGTAAATACTGAAATTAAAGTACCTGGCGAAGAAGAAGTAGCCGTTGCTCAAGAAGAAACTATTAGTGAGCAAGTTGGTCCTGATGATGTTCAAGTTACAACTGAAGAAGATGGTGGTGCAACAATTAATTTTGATCCAGAAGCAGTTAACCAGCCTGGAGGCGAAGGCCATTTTGACAATTTAGCAGAATTATTACCAGAAGATGTTTTAGGAAAACTAGGTTCTGAATTAGTAGGAAATTACGAACAATATAAATCTTCTAGAAAAGCGTGGGAAGATACTTACACAAAAGGTTTAGATCTTTTAGGATTTAAATATGAAAATCCAACTCAACCATTTCAAGGAGCTAGTGGTGCAACTCACCCAGTATTAGCAGAATCAGTTACACAGTTTCAAGCGCAAGCTTACAAAGAATTACTTCCAGCAACTGGTCCAGTCCATACACAAATAATTGGACTTGCAGATAGAGCAAGAGAAGATCAGTCGCAAAGAGTTAAAGAATTCATGAACTATCAGCTCATGGATGTGATGAAGGAGTATGAACCCGAGTTCGATACAATGCTTTTTTATCTCCCTCTTAGTGGCTCTGCCTTTAAGAAAGTCTACTATGATGAACTCTTAGGCAGAGCTGTTTCAAAATTTGTTCCAGCTGACGATTTAGTTGTGCCATATACTGCTACATCTTTAGAGGATGCAGAAGCAGTCGTGCATGTAATTAAAATGTCAGAGAACGATTTAAGAAAAAAACAAGTAGCAGGTTTCTATATGGATGTAGAATTAACACCTGGTTATAATCAAGAAACAGAAGTAGAAAAAAAAGAAAGAGAACTTGAAGGAATTAAAAAAACTAGAGATGAAGATGTATTTTCTATTTTAGAAATACATACTGATTTAGATTTAGAAGGTTTTGAAGATAAAGATTCAACTGGTGAAGGTACTGGAATTAAACTTCCATACATTATTACCATTGAAATGAATAACAGACAGATTCTATCAATTAGAAGAAACTATAAAATAGATGATCCACAAAAAAATAAAATAGATTATTTTGTTCATTTTAAATTTTTACCTGGATTAGGTTTTTATGGTTTTGGATTAATTCATATGATCGGTGGATTGTCGAGAACGGCAACTACTGCATTACGTCAACTACTTGACGCAGGAACTTTAAGTAATTTACCAGCAGGATTTAAACAACGTGGAATCCGTGTTAGAGATGAAGCACAAGCAATTCAACCTGGAGAATTCAGAGATGTAGATGCACCTGGAGGAAGTATTAAGGATGCATTTATGCCATTACCATTTAAAGAGCCATCACAGACTTTATTGCAGTTGATGGGTATAGTGGTACAGGCAGGGCAACGATTTGCCGCCATCGCTGACATGCAGGTCGGAGACGGCAACCAACAAGCAGCTGTTGGGACGACTATTGCTCTCTTAGAACGTGGTTCCAGAGTCATGTCAGCCATACATAAAAGATTGTATGTGGCGATGAAGAGTGAATTTAAGTTATTAGCCGGAGTATTTAAACAATACTTACCACCTGAATATCCATACGACGTAGTTGGTGGACAAAGACAAATTAAACAAACAGATTTTGATGACAAGGTAGATATTTTACCTGTTGCAGATCCAAATATTTTTTCTCAATCACAAAGAATTTCAATGGCACAAACAGAATTGCAACTGGCAATGTCAAATCCTAAAATGCACAACCTTTATGAAGCGTATAGAGCAATGTATAATGCAATTGGTGTAAAAAATATTGATAAAATTTTACCACCACCGCCTAGACCTACGCCAATGGACCCAGCAACTGAAAATATTTTAGCAATGACTGGAAAACCATTCCAAGCTTTCAAGGGACAAGACCATCAAGCGCACATTACAACCCATTTAAACTTTATGGCGACTAATATTGCACGAAATTCACCTCCAGTTATGGCTGCATTAGAAAAAAACATTTTTGAACACATTTCTTTGATGGCTCAGGAGCAATTAGAAGTAGAATTTAGAGAAGAAATTCAAAAATTAATGCAAATGCAACAAATGGTACAACAAAATCCAATGTTGCAGCAAGATCCACAGGTTCAACAACAAATTATTACAATGACTATGCAGTTAGAATCAAGAAAAGCGAAATTAATTGCTGAAATGACGGAAGAATTCAAAAATGAAGAAAATAAAATCATGGGTGAGTTTGGAAATGACCCAATTGCTAAATTAAAAGCAAGAGAACTAGATTTAAGAGCTATGGATGACGAATCTAAACGTGAACAAGGCCAAGAAAAGATTGATTTAGATAAATCTAAACAATTAATGGGCCAAGAACAGTTTGACGAGAAATTAGCTCAAAATGAAGAATTAGCTCAACTAAGAGCTGATACATCTTTGCAGAAACAGGCTATGTCGCAAGATGCTAAATTGCTTAACGATATGATAAAACAAGAGGACGTTAAGATCTTGAAAGGGCCTAGAAGATAGTATATTAAACACGTAGGAGAAAATTATGGGAAAAGGAAAAACATTTTGGACAAAAAACAACCCAAAGTATATTGGTAAAGTTGTATCTGAAACGCCTAAAGCGGATATGTCAAATACATTTAATGTCAATAGTGATGGGTATGGAAAAGAAGTAGAAGTTAAAATTCCTAAAGGTGAACCGACTGTAAACAAAGTTGGTGGACAAAGAAGAATGTTAGCATCTAAAAAGTCTAAAGTCAGTTGGTACTAGTATGTGGTTATCGGCAATTAAATTAGCCGTTTCTGCTGGAAGTAAAATTTATGCTAACAAGCAGAAGGCAAAAATCGCAATGTCTGACGCACAGGTATTACATGCAGAACGACAAGCTCGAGGTGAGGAAGCTTACCAAGGAAAACTTTTAGAGGCCCGTCAAAACGACTACAAGGACGAGGTAGTTTTATGTATACTTACGTTGCCAATTTTGGTGCTCGCATATGGGGTCTGGTCGGACGATCCGGCGGCGATGGATAAGATAAAGATGTTTTTTGATCATTTCCAAGCGCTTCCGAGCTGGTTTACAAATTTATGGATTCTTGTCTGTGCCAGTATTTTTGGTATAAAGGGAACACAGATTTTTAGAAACGGTAAAAAATAATAGGTAGACATTAATTAACAATTTACATATAAGGATAACATTATGTCTAAAAAATCGAGAAAACGAAATAAAAAAATTTTAAGTTTATTAGCCGCTGGTTTAGGTGCTGCGGCTTTAGCAAGAAGAGGAACTGCACAAGGTGTGAGTGGTTCTGATAAAGCAAAATTTACATCCAACGCTGCATATTCTTCACCAGCTAAAGCATGGAAAATTAAAAATTCTCTTGCAAGTCCTAAGTGGAATAAAATGGATACATCAGAAGTAAATCCAGATTATGTTGCACCAAGTACAGATAGATATAATCAACCAGATTTTGGTTTAGGTCCATGGGCAGCTAAAAAAGGTGGCAGAGCTGAACATAAATCCGGTGGAAGAGTCGGTTGTGGAAAAGCAAAACGTGGTTTCGGAAGAGCTTTAAAAGGGGGAAAATAATATGAGACAAAATGGAGTAAGACCAGGAAGAACAAGATTTGCTACAGGTGGCAGAGCTAAAAAAAA